CTAAAGGTAATTGAACACCCTCCTGAAACTCTGTCACTATAAGATCCTCTGCCTTAGCCAAAGCCTTAGCTGTTTCCACTTCAGCCTCTTCTTGTAGTTTTTTTTGCTTCTGTGCTTGAGCTATACTACCAATCGCTTGTGCTCCTGATACTGCTGCTCCTATTATCATTGCTGTTGTTGCTGGCATTTTATATTATTTTTATCATTTCTGTTAAACTTTGAGGATTAGCTACATAACCATCTTCCTCATATATATCTATAAGTGTTTTGCTTTTTAAAAGAGAATACATAAACTTTTTACCCATCGACTTTGCCATATTAGATATCGAAGATATGAGTAATTGTAGGCACTCCTTTTTCTTTTTTTTATCTTTGTAATCAAAATTAGAAACCACAAACTCACACCAAGCAATACCAGAATTAGTGTTGTATATAAAACCAGCACACACTGGAACATCGCCATCATAAACAATAAAACCGCCCTCCCCATTATCTGGTAATAACTCCTTCGATGGTGCTGTCCACCTCCAGTCCTTCCACCATTTGGTGAGGATAGTATCATAATCTACTGAATTTAATTTTCTAATTTGAAGACTCACTATACTGCAAAGATAATGAAAATTATGGATAACTTTTAAATATATCGCTCTCCACAACAAATATCTCTACCTTATCAGTATTATCGTTCTCTATTATAAAGTCCATGTAGTAACCTCTTAGTCCATGAGATTCCGCTATAGCGTTCTTAATAAAGAATGTATAGTCGGTTGCAACTACTGCTGTACTACCACCAAGACCAGTTGTTGTGTCTATAGTTAGACGACTTGTTTCTACACCTGCTGTAAGAACTTTTTTGCTTATTGATGTTATAACACCACACAATGTGTACACGCCTCCTGAGAGGAAGTATATTAAGTCTCCAATGCTTATCATACTACTCAATGTATTCGCTGGGTAAGTAAGGATGACATTTGCTGGGTCTGCTATATCTACAGTTGATACAGCTCCCACACCTTGAGAAGATCTTAAAGGAAGTTCGGTCTCTAATACTGGGACACTGTCTATGCCTCTTATAAATGCAAAGTAATCTCCCTCCTTTAGTTCAAAATATTCTGAGTCTATATTCCCAGACTCAAGATCGGCTCTTGCTGCAAATCCCCAATTATCATTAGAATCCAACACTATTGTTTTAAAAACCTTTGTCATAGTAGGCTCAGGATTAAACACACTCCATACAGACATTGGGGTGAATACATCATAGAATGTACACCTGTCAGTATTATTTGAGTTATGAACATACAACTCTGCATTACTAAATGTATACAGGTATTGGTTCATGCCTTGTATCTGCTCAGGTATGTATGAGTAGAAAGACGGGAAGCCCTCGACAGACGAACTATATGTTAAAGTGTACGCTTGTCTGATTGGGCTAGTGTCTGCTGGTAATATAGGTATAGACATATATTTTTATATTGTACAACCACAACTTAGCCATCCGACTGTTATGTTTGCAGGTTGTGTTATTATTGATCTTAGACACACATTAGATGAGCCTCCTGGGGTTAGAGATATGGATGTGTTAACACCACTGCAACTCACGTACTCAAGAGTAAGTATATTAGTTGTGTCTATATTTGTAACTAAGTAAGTACTACAGAAGTCGGCACAAGTTAATGTGGATGTTGCACTTATAACATCTGTCGCAACACCTAAGGATGTCCCTAGAACATCGAACAAGCATCCAGGCTCTCCAGTTAAGAACACCTTAGTTCCAACAGTTAATGTTGGGCCAGTCCAGCTTGCTATTATGGTTTCAGAAACACCATCAGCTCTACATCTTTCTACTTCCCAAACTGATGAACCTGAAGGACAAGATGAAATACTTGTAATAACACCATCAAGAACTCTAAATACTTTCCCCTCAGGTGTGCCATCATACAACTTATGCCAACCATCAGCCACAGGTGTCTGACCAGTAGTGTCAGTAAACACGTAATCATAAAGACCAGGGGATCCAATAGTCCCCGTTACTGGTGCGTGATAATATGTAGAGTCGTAAACATGACAAGCACAAGCTTGTGTCTGATTACCAAAAGGGCCAGTGCATGCAGGGAATGCGAAAAGAAATTCTGGGCATTCAACAGTGACATCAAAATCACCCGTGCTACATATGCTAGTTATCTGTAGGTCTATACTTGATGGAGTCCCTAGTGGTTTTGGTATAACCATAACGCACTCGCCTGGGCTTCCTGTAGATAGGCTAACATCTCCAACGACTATATCAACTGTGCTTGTTGTTCCATCAGAATTAAATGATCCAGCTCTATATGTGAAGTCGCTAACTCCAGCCGTACTTGAAGGTAAGGCTGTTAAGGCTGCACAGGCAGTCCCTGAATCGCCAATATAAGTAGTGTTACCTAATGTGTTTGATTGATGAACACCATCAACTGGAGAACTTAACTTATTATATGTGGCTCCATTGTATGTTACAAGTATGCCATCTCCTACAGTTTGAGGATTGAACTTAACTAATATAGCACCCGTGTTAGTCCCGACATTAGCCTCTACATTGTAAACCCCTTGTGTAGAAGATAACGTCACAATATCTCCACAATCAGCAACACAGCTAGGGCAGGTGACAGACTCGTTTAAAACTCCTCCAGTCATTTCTCTGTAAACCCCACAGCTTTGATACCAACCGTCAGGAGCTACAGTGGTTAAACCATCATCAGTCCACAATCCACTAGTAGTGCTGAAGCTGTTACTGTTCATATAATATGTTCCAAACGATACTGCCATTATATATTTATTTTATTAACAAGTTCCTTCATTATTTACTACTCCAGCAGGAGTTACCTCAATCCATCCACAGCTTGTCTTGTAATACCCTGTAGATAAAGGAGTTGTCATTGTACTCTCTTGATACACATTATCCCCTGTGCTTGGGCAAACATCAGATCCACTATGATAGAACGTCTCTGTAAGCGTCTGACCGCAAGCCGTAGTAGAATCTACTTGAGGCGTTAGAGAACTATTATATGGTGTGTTGCCTGCACAAGTAACGCAAGAACAACAAGCCTCTAGAGCTGATGTGTTTGAGTAACACAATACTTCAGACTCAATGTTCTGATAGTCGTATATTAAATACAAGTAAGGACTAAACACTAATGTTTGAGAGTAAGGTATATCATAATAATATACACCTGCTTGTGGGTTCAATATCGGTGTTAAGTCAGTAGACTGAGTAAGTAATGACTGAATACTACTAGGGTTGTTCTGAAACTCAGTGCTAGATAAGAAATACTTTAGCTTATGAATAGCAGGATTAAATACAAAATCATCTGATCCTATCTTAGCTGACTGTATTCTTATTGTTGTCGGGTCTCCAATAGATGATGGTATAGATCCTGATCCTTCATCTCCAGATATAGAACTAAACTGAGATACATTTATTGTGTCATCACTAGAAAGCAACATAACCATATCGCTTCTTGTAGGACTAACATAAGAACCTTGAGTCCAATAGAATTGATTATGTATAAACTGACCAGATACATCATCGCTATTAAGACCTACCTGTGTAACCTGTAATTGATTTGACACTGGACAGCTAACTTCAACACTATATGTTGTTTCATAATCGCTTGATAGCGTGACCTCAACTGTAGCTGTATTGTTAAAAATAGAGTCCTTAGAGAATGTGAATGATCCGCTACTAGTAACAGGCCCAGAACTATAGGTGACTCCATTATATGTAACTTCAAACACCATGTCCTCACCAATAGGTAATACCCCAACCACATAATTAACGGTAACTTCTCCAGCAGACGGAGGGAATACTATCTCCCAAGTTCTAAGGCTTTCTGACATTGTCACAGTTTGAGTTGTACCACATTGAACTGAGACAGGGTCAACAGGTAATGCATTTAAGTTCCCTGAAAGAACATACTCACCCATGTAAGGGTCATAACCGCCTATCTTTTGTGTGTTAGGTGTAAGATTAAAGTAATCCCTAAACCATCCTCTCATCCCTGATTTAGACACAACACTAAGCTCCTCTTGCCTGCCTGAGCCAGATAGTTTTATTACAGCACCCCTTTTAGAGTCCGTAAAGAATTTATCGAATCCCCACTCTGTATAGCTTTCAGGGTTGTTGCTTATTCCGTAGTTTTCTATTCTGACTATGGCTTGACCTAATACCAATGGCACTGAAGTTAGAACACCTCCACCTGACGCATCAGTCAATAAATCTTTACCTGCCATCACATAAGACACCTTATCCTCTTGTAATGTGAGTATATCTCCAGCTCTACCAGACATAAGTCTTATAGGCCCGAAAGTTTTTTCTAAAGTCTTAAAGTTAGCAAGGGCTAAGTTGAACTCGTTCAGTTTATTTATATTTGTGTCCTCATTGTATATACCACTATATGTGATGTCTGCAAATCGGTGAGCCTCTTTATAGTCCTCCTGAGAAACAGCCGTGACTCTCTCTCCTAGTCTGAATTTAGGTGTAGATAATCTATCTCTTATTTTATAACTCTCAACCCCATTACCAAATGTAAAGCAGTTGAAGAATGATAGGTCAACTATTGCTGGAAGGACAGCAGTCTGTGTCTGGACATTACCAGTATGGAAGCCGCCCGTTATTGGGTAGCTATCACTACCCTCATAGTATATGTCTGAATCAGAGTCTATTGGGAGTGTCTCAAAAACAATATTATTACCACCTGAAACAACTATTATTTCACAACTAACAATTGTTCCAGGATATGTTGGACTGTCATTTAAATTCCTTAAACCAAAATACATTTGTCCTGCCAAGTCATCATCTGCTGTCGCCTCTAACGGATTTCTCCATAAAAGTTGTACTCTGAAAGATTCAGACTCTATACCAGGAAATACAGTTCCAAAAGTAATGTAATCCTCGCCCCCTGTTTCTGTGGTAAAGTCGTAAAGATTATCAAACTGATATACATCTGGCTCTAATTCTGTTGAAGTAAGAGCACCATTATTTAAAACTATGTTATCGCCAACTATGAAGTTGTACATATTATCATAGTCAATAGAAGCTGTAAATGTTTTTTCAAAAGTATATGTAGTTTCCCCATAATCAGGATCCTCTAGAGACTTAGCAGCCATTGTAAAAGAAATTGTAACTAAACTCCCACTAGGTATCTCCCACGCTTTGTAAGGTACGTTTGTAGGACTTATAGGTAATGCATCATCATAATTTAAATTATTAGAGTAAACTGGATATAATAACCTATGTAATTGATCTCTCCTCCCACTTGTTAAATAGGCTAAACCTTGAGTATTAAGATTAAAATTGTTAGCTTTTAGAGACATGTAAAGTCCTGAAGGTTCAATTATATCTTCATCTTCATCTTCATCTGACAAAAAGTTTCTACTCTTTGCTGATATATCTAGTATAACTGTTTCTACTCTAGAAGATAAAGGCCCACCAACATCTTTCTTAACTCTTAGTCTTTGACCTTCAACAGCCTTTATTTGATTATCTCCTTCTAAAAGAAAATAAGTTATATTGTCTAATGGATCAGTAAAGAAAATGTTTGAGTATATAGTCTCATAATCTATAGATGATGGCTTAACTACAAACTTATATCTAGCAGCCCAATATGGAGGTTTTTGTGTTGTTGGTATTGTAGTTCTAATAATATTCTTTTGAGTTGATCCAGATGGTGGAACAAATATCGTATTGTTGGAACTAACTAAAGCAGTTGTAGACCTATTATATTCATCCATATAAACAATACCCACCTCAAAATCCCTATCGCTATGAAGGCTTTTCACTATACCAGATTTTGAGAATGTTACAGAACTAGATAATATTTCAAAATACTCATAAATATAAGCACCAGGAGTTCCTACCACTTCATATCTAGCAGACAACATACTTAAATTAAAAATATCACTTTCAGGAGTAGCAACAATTCTAATCCCTTGGTTTATGCCTGTAATACCACTATTATTAAAATCATACCCTGGAGATGGTAAGTATAAATCTGTTAATTGGCAATTGAATCTATCTGTAAGAGATGTTCCAGCCGAGTCTGTACCGCAATCAGTTATGGGTGTAAATGTAAATTGTCCTATCGACTGAAGAAAAAGTGTGCTAGAAACCATGTCATAAACAGATGAATAATTTTCTTGCAAATTAAAAATAATAGTTATAGTAAGAGGAGCTTGAGTATCTGTAGGTAGAGTGCCTGTTCCAGAGAATTTGTAACTGGATAGCCTTAGTGTTATAGATAATAATCCTCCATCATTTAATTCTGAAGAAAAATCAGACATATCTATAGACAATGTTGAATTAGGTATTATCTCTGTTGAAGATGGATCTATATCATATGTTGTGTTTGAAAGAGATTTACTTACATCAGATTGGTCTACTGGAGTAGAAACAAGCTCTGTATTATAATTAAGTAAACAATCCTCACCTAAGCTATCTGTTAAGTTATATCCATCAATATAGTTTCCATACATAAGCCTGTTACTCATTATAGTTTGGGCTTGAGCTTTGTGAGGGACATTATCAAAAAGTCTTAAAAGCTCTGACGTTGTTAATGTTGTGTAAACCTTTCTGTTTGTGAATGTAGTGGTAACGTTAGTGTTATCTATCCACCCCTCATCTTCTTTTATATATTTTTCAACAACGTTAAGTATAGTACCATTAGCAAACTTAAATACTAAGTCTATGCCAACAACCCTAGATGTCCCTGTGTTAAATGTAACCTGTGCGCTATTGTACTGGTTAGTCATACCTTCATTATCAAAGGTTTCAGGGCTTAAAGAAAAAGGTTTAGGCAAGAACGCTATCTCAGAGAACTGAGAAAGTGCCGAATACTCTCCATCTAAATACTTATACCTGTATGCGAAAGCTAAGAATCTTGTGTCTAAATAATTTTCCTGTCCTGGTAAATTTACAAGTACTACCCCTGGAGATTCTGAAGGTGGCTTAACAATAACGTTAAGAGCTTCTGGTATCGGATCTATATATGTTGAATCAACGTTGATCCTTCTAGGTGGATTATAATTATCAGTGAAGAATAAAAGATTATCAATTAAATCTATCCCATTAACAAGGTATGTTGGGTTCAAATTTAAAGCAGTGTTTACACCATCTCCATCATTGTAACTCACTACGTGATACACCAATGTTTCATTAACAACATCATATGATACTATCATGTCCAACTTCCCCGTTAAAGGAGAAGACGGATTACTAGGGTCATGAACAAACCAATATATAGTTTCGTTCTTTGAATCCTCTACAGAACCTAAACAAACAGCATCAGCAGACAGAGGAAGGTTGTCTAGATAACCACCGTAGATTCCTCTAGGAGATATTAAGCTAGTTAGCTTCTCATTACCCTTAGTGTTTTCTATAGCACCTATCTCGCTTTCTTCGGTAGAGCCTAAACGAATGTTCATAGCATCTATGTACTCACCTTTTGGAACAAGTCTCTCATCGAAACTCTTGTTCATTCTACCTGCAATAAAACTTCTTTTTACTTTCATACTATTTTATCCACTTATCTCTACCTCTCATATTCATCAATAGTCTACCAGGATGTATATTACTCATTCTAATTTTTGCATTTCTAAGTAATGCTCCTTTCTCCTTTCTTGCTCTAGAAACAATATACTCCTGAACACCCAACTTAGCGTTAAGTATTTCATACTGAATATAAGAATAGACGTATTTCTCAAAAAGTTTATTAACCGTGATTAAGCTATCAATACCGCCCTCCATTCCATCACTGACATATTCAAGTATGCAAAGCTCATTCGCCATTCCTGAGCTAAAGTTTATTACTCCACCCTTGTTGTCAATCTTAAATGTAGGATTAACGTTAGCTGTCTCTGTATTTAAACCATACCTAGCCCCAACATTATACTCAAAATACCAACTACCTTCGTAGCACCATCCCTCTGTACCATCAAACATAGAGTTACCGTTAAGGTATATACTCTTCTTTTGATTGGTAATCCTGTCGTGATCTATTGATGATCTCTCAGGTCTTAAAACATTACCGTCCTCATCAAACAATATTCTACAATCATTATCCTGAAGATACGCACCGCTGTAGTTAGTTTGAATATTTTCTGTTAGAGGCATTAATACGCCGTCCTTGTACATAGACATTCTAACCCAGTTCACATAATCAGGAGGCAGAACGAACCTAAGGTTATCACAAACATTAAGCTCAAGTATCTTGATCTCTTTGAATGCGTCATAGTTAAGTTCTTGGATAGCTCTCTTTGCGTGGAATAGAATCTTAAATCTCTCCTCGTTATTAACTAATGAATGGTTACCAGAATACATTAACAAATAATTGTTAACAATATCTTGTAAGGATATATATTGGTACGAACCCCAGTTAGCATCCTCTGGAGCCGCTCCACCGTTTTCGTAATATTGATAATCTGTTATATAAGCCATAATAATTATTTCTCTGATGCGTTTTCTCTAGCCTCCATTGATGAAGCAACTTTAACAACTTCAATCTCTCTTATCGATAAGCCAGCATACTCAAGAATCTTATTAACTATACTAGGCTCGTCCGTACTAGGTAATTCGAAATCTTGAAAATCTACCTGAGTAGGATCGTATAAAGGTTCGCCACTTGCTGTTGGGACATCAGCATATGTCCACTTAGGATCCTTTGGGTATCTTATGTATTCAGCGATAACAGATCCTGGTTGCGTTATTGTCTGTGGGTATATTGTAGCTGTATTCCCTATCGCATCGTCTGTAGCCCCTCCTATTACATACGCTGGGTATGTAGTGTTTGGTGCTGTAAGGTTTGAACTGTTAAGCAAGAATATCTTATTCTGACTAACCTTTTCAACTTCTCTTATACCAATAGTACTTGAAACAGAATAAGCCTCCGTAATGGTCTTAAAAACATCTACCGTTATTACTAGCTCTGTCTCACTAACAACAGCTATGACATAAGCCACGGCTCCAGTATCGTTATTTACAACAATGTTACCAGCGACAACTCCATCCGTAGAGAATGTAGCGGCTGCATCAATTAATCTATTCGCTGTTACGGTAGTCACAGTTCCATCAGATACCTTAGTTGGGTAATAGTTAATCTTGTTTATCAAGTAATAGTTCTGAGGTAGCGACATGAAGTTGCTAACATAACCATAAACCCCTGGTATTAACCCAAAGGTGTTTGAAAAACTTTCTATTACCTCA